ATGGAATGCGCATGCTTCTCAACCGACAACGACGACTGGGTCACAATGCTGGCGAGCAACCACCGCCGCGCCGCCAAGCATCACCGGTGCAGCGAGTGCCTGGGGACAATCTTTCCAGGCCAGACATACCTTGATGAGCGCTACTTGTTCGACAACGATGTCAGTACTCACAAGACGTGCGCCTGCTGCGAGTCGGTCAGAGAGCACCTGTTCTGTCAATTTACATATGGCTGCCTTTGGGCTGACCTCGAAGAGCACCTTGACGAGTCAATGCGATATGATGACGCGCCATGGGCCAAGATCGCAAAGCTGACGCCAGCGGCTCGGACGCACGTGCTGCTGATGATCGAGGAGATTTGGCAGGATGTCGAAGACGAGGAGGACGAAGACTGATGGCCACCCAAGACCTGATCAACACTCTGCGGCAAGGATGCGCCATCACGCCGCGCCTGTCTCGCAAGATCGTGGAGCGACTTTCCGAGCAGGAGTACGTCATTTCCGAGATCCGCTCAGTCACCGCCTTGCCGGACGCGCCGATGGTTGAATTGCCGAGCATGATTGAGAACCTGCTTTCGGAGCTCGCGGACAGGCAGATCCGCCGCGACATAGAGCCGTACGAATTCCAGGCTGGATGCGATGAGCTCGTCGTTTCAGGCCTGGGCTCAATATCCGGACATGAGGCCGGTGATCCGGAGGATGACGAATGGTAGACGGCAACGTGTTCCAGGATATCAAGTCCGTCCTCGCCTACTTGCAGGAGTCGCGACAGATCAAGCAGGCCAAGCTCTACAAGGACGTGCGAGCCGGGTTTCTTCGTCGGCAGAAGGACGGGACGTTCCGACGCTCCGACGTGGATCGTTATGCCGCAAGCCTGAAGGCCGTGGCCCTGCCCGAGCGGCAGACGGATGACCTCTCCGCGCTGGCCAAGCAGGAGCAGGAAGAGCGCGTGCTGAGCCTGCAGGAGAAGCGCAAGTCCGTTGTCTTCGACCGCGAAGTCAAACAGGGCAAGTACGTACTGCGTGATGAAATTGCCCTGGAGCTGGCCGGGCGCGCCATGGCTTTGTCCGTTGGTCTGCGCAGCGCCCTGCAGGTGGCCGCGCCGGAACTGATCCAGGCCGCCGGCGGCGACAAGAACCGCGCCGATGATCTCATGCGCGAAATCGAAAAGCACCTGGACGAGGCCCTGAACGAGTTTTCACGGCCAATCAATTTTACCGTCGCCCTGCCCGGACAGGAAGAGCATGTCGAAGAATAAGCGCATCCACTCCTCGCTCCCTGCCTGGCTGCACCCGGACACGGCCAGGCAGGTGCTAGCCCTTGGCAAGCAGACTTGGGCCTTCGCCATGAGCAAAGGCGAGCGGGCTGTTTTCAGGCGCCGTCGCCAGATGCGTGTCAGCGTGTGGGCCGAAGGGCACCGCGTGGTGCACAACTCCTCCTTGCCGGGCAAGTGGAAGAACGCCGCCAACCCCTGCCTGGCTGGTATCATGGACGCCTCGTATCATCCGTCGGTGCAAACTGTCGTGATGATGAAGGCCCCGCAGATTGGCGGCACAGAGGCCGTGCACAACTGCGTCGCCTACGCCATTGACCGCGCACCAGGCCCTGCCCTCTACGTATATCCGGACGAACTGACCGCGCGCGAAAACGCGGTGGATCGTATCATCCCGATGCTCAAGGCCAGCTCCAGGCTGTCCGAGTATCTGACCGGAGCTGCGGACGATCTGTCATCCATGCGCATCAATCTGCGCCACATGCCTCTGCACATGGCCTGGTCCGGATCTCCCGCGCGCCTGGGCAACAAGCCGATCCGCTACCTGATCATGGACGAACTGGACAAGTACCAGTCCAGCAAGCGCGAAGCGTCCTCCGAGGATCTGGCCGAAAAGCGCGTCACGACTTGGAGGCGCAAGGCGCGGATCTGGAAGCTGTCCACCCCGACGCTCAAAGACGTCGGCATCCACGCGGCATGGAAGGCGGCGGAGGCGCGATACCGCTATCACGTGGTCTGCCCGTATTGCGGCACGGAACTGCTGATGGAGTTTGACCGCATCAAGTGGCCAGACGCCGTGACCGACCCGGTCAGGCTGGAATCAGGTGCCCTGGCCTGGTACGAGTGCCAGCACTGCGATGCGCAATGGTCCGACGCGGACAGGGACATGGCCCTGCGCCGTGGCGTGTGGCGAGAGGATGTCACCGGGGCGGAGCTTGAAGAGCACCTGCGGGACGCTTCGCCCATGGCCATCGCTTTTCATATCCCGGCGTGGATCTCTCCTTTTTCGAGCCTTTCGAAGGTTGCGTCCAAGGCGCTGGCTTTTCAGCAGAGCAAGGACGAATCGATTGCCAAGGATCTGCAGAACAACTTCAAGGGCGAACCATGGGAAGAGCGTCATTCTGTCCGTGCCGAGGATTCGATTTTGGCGCTCAAGGACGATCGGCCCAGGGGGCTGGTTCCCGGCGGCGGACAGGTGGCCGCGCTGGTGGCCACGGTGGACACCCAGGACAACGGCTTTGTCTACGAGATCCGCGCCCAGGGATGGGGCATTGCGGAAGAAACGTGGTCCGTGCGCGAAGGCTTCCTGCCCGTTGATTGGGAGGTCAAGACGCGGCCCCAGGGCACGGAGTGCCCGTGGCGCTATCACCCGGCGTTTGACTCGCTCAGGCGCGTGCTCTGGGAAGAGGCATACTCGGACGAGGACGGGGTGATCTACCCGGTGCTGCTGACAATCATCGACGCCATGGGCCACTACACGACAGAGGTCTATGATTTCTGTTCTGCGCACCGCGGGCTCATTCTGCCCTATCAGGGCGTGCAGCGCATGAACGTCAAGTATGCCTATTCTCCGATCCTGCGCTACCCAGGCACGAACAAGCCATTCCCGGGTGGCCTCAAACTTTTGCGCGGACACACGACGTTCTGGAAGGACAAGCTGTCCACGCGCTTGCGCGTGGCTCCGACAGACCCCGGCGCGTGGCATTATCATGGCGAGATCTCGGACGATTGGGCCAAGGGCATGTGCGCCGAATACAAGGACGAAAAGACAGGATACTGGGTCTGCCCCAAGGGCAAGGCAAACCACGCGTGGGACGTTGCGCACTATGCGCTGATCGCGGCCGACATCCTCGGCATCAAGATGTGGGAGAGCGAGCCGGCACCGCTCCCTGCTGCGCCGCCAACGCCGTCCGTCAACCCGTACACCGGAGGAAGACAGATGTTTGGGAGAAGTGCATGAACGCGGCCACAAAGCGGTTTGTCCTCATTGTGGAGATGGCGCGGACAGGAGTGCTTTACGACAGCAGGGACGGTGCGGTCTGCCCTGGATGCGGTGCCACCAGGCTGCGCGCGTACAAGGTCATGCCCGAGGATGGAGGGCTCAGGGTCCGCTACCACAAATGCTCGAACCCTGAATGCATCCTGTGTGCGATCGGTGAAGGGATCAAGAGCTTGCAGGAAGGTTGAGTCGCGGGCAGCGTGCCCGCTTTTTTTTGTGCAAAGTGCGTTAAAATTTACGCAAAACAGGGGTTAAAAAATGAAAAGTAAAAAGCAGAATCCGGAGCTTCGCATCAGCGTGAAGACTGCGGGCGGGCAGGCTTTGAAGCTGCGGCTTTACGACGCCACGCATTTTGGCGGGCCCGTGGGCCTGTACCGGGTCAAGGTCGACCGGGAGTGGATGCGGACAGAGTCCGAGAAGTATTTGTTTTTGACGACTCCGGCCGCCCTGGAACTTGCGGTCAGGTCAGCAGGCCTTGGGCTGCAAGAACAGCAGGCCCCGCAGGTCCACCACCATGACCGGGTGAGAGTCAAGTTCGGGGTGGACGAAGCGGGCCGGGATCGCCTTGAGGGAGGCTTTGTGACCACGCCGCCGTTCCAGGGTGTGGACGGCAGGTGGCGGGCGTTCGTGCTCGTGTCTGGAGGAGTGAAAGAATATCTGTGCTCGGACATTGAAGTGGTTTAGCATTTTGCAAATTGAATTTCGCTTTTGCTGCAACACTATGAAGTGATTGCCATTTTCCATTTTTCCGGCTGGTAATTTACCAGCAAGCCTATTTTTCTTTTGCTCTGACGCCATCGCTGCGTGATTTGTTGGCCTACTTCTCGTGGGCAACCAACAAGGAACGGGCATGGCAACTCTTGAATCTCTCCAGGCGACACTGGCCAAATACGAGGCCGAGCGGGACCGCATCCTGACATCCGGGTCCAGCTATGGCGCGGATGGCGCGACCAGATCCTCCGCCGCCCTGGAGACCATCAACCGCGAAATCGAAAAGCTCGAACACCGCATCGCCATGATGACGCCTGGCGTGGGGTACACTCACGCCACGTTCGGAGGCAGGGGATGATGCGCCACGATTTGTGGACCCGCATCATGGCCCGCGCCATCGGGGCCATCGCCCCCAAGACCGCCATGCGCTTTGCGGCCAACCGCGCCGCGCTGGCCTCGTACATCGGAGCCGGAGGCTCGGACCACAACGCCAATTGGCGCCCTACCCGAAAATCAGCCGACGCCATCCTGCGCACCGACGCCGCCGCCCTGGTGGCCAGAGCCCGCTCCCTTGACCGCAACAACGTCAACGTGTCCGGGGCCCTGCGCAAAATCTGCGAAAACGTGGTGCACACCGGCATCCGTCCGCAATTTGCGAACGCCAAAACGGGCGCGCCGCTGAACGATCTGGAAAAAGCGTTTGCGCGCTGGGCCAAGATCAACAAGTTCTACCTCTTTTCCCAAAAGCTGGCCCTGCGCCACTGGTGGGTGGACGGCGAAATCTTTGGCAACCTGTGGATCGACAAACGCCGTTTTGCGGCTGGCATCAATCCGCTGCGTGTCGAGATGCTGGAACAGGATCTGCTCGACGCATCCAAGGATGGAAACCTTGGCGACGGTCGGGCCATCCGGCGCGGCGTCGAGCTCGACCAGTACGGCGACGTCGAGGCCTATCACGTCCTGACAACGCATCCCGGCGACTATCTCCCCGGCGTGGCCCTGGAATCGAAACGCCTGGAGGCCTCCCGCGTTGTCCATTTGTTTCTGCCGCTGCGTGCGTCGCAGACCAGGGGCGTATCCCTGCTTGCCCCCATCGTGGAGGAGATCCGCGACCTGTCCGAATATAAAGCGTCCGAGCGCGTAGCCGCCCGCCTTGCCAGCGCATTTGGAATTTTCATCAAGACCAACATCCCGGAGTTTGGCGCGGGGCAGTTTCCGCAGCGGCCAGGGACGGAAGGGGCCGCGACCGGCGGAGCGCAAACAGGCGTTTCCGAATATCTGGATACCGGACGCATCCAGACCCTGCCCGCCGGGACCGAGATCCAGGTGGCCGAAGCATCGCGCCCGAGCAGCCCCTATGCCGATTACGTCAAGAGTTCCAACAAGGATCAGAGCGTGGGGTTTGGCCTGCGCTACGGAAATTATTCCCACGATTACACCGAAAGTTCGTTTTCCTCCGAGCGCTCCGCATCCATTGACGAGCGGCGCGGCTGGATCGGCCAGCAGCTGCTCCTGCAGGACGGCTGGTGCGACCCCATCACCAAGGCCTGGCTCGATCTTGAATACGCCACTGGCCGCATGAGCGTAAGCCCTGACGACGTGGCCGTAAGCTGGCAGGCACCTGGCTGGCCCTGGGTCGATCCGACCAAGGACGCCACAGCTTCCGAGAAAAAACTTGCCATGAGAGTCACAACCCGCCGCGCGATCTGCTCGGAGATGGGCGTGGATTTTGACGAGATCCAGGATCAGCTGGACCGCGAAGAGGCCCGCATCGCCAAGGCGACGGCCTCGCAAACACAAGGAGACGGCAATGCCCCCCAAAAATAAGAAAAAGCTCGGTGAGTCCAAGCAGGATTTTTTAAAGCGCTGCGCAGCCGAGGCTACTCAGGGCGGCGCGAACGAAGCCCAGGCCATGGCCGGGTGTACCGCAGCCTGGAACCAGCAGCGGCTGGCAGCCTTTGTGGATGACGACGTCCTGATTCTGTCAGCGCCCGTGGATTTGGCCAAGGATGAGGGCGAAGCAGAATCCGCACCCCGCCGATTTTCCATCCTCGCGTACACGGGCAAACTTATCGACTGGGGTTACTGGGGGCGCTTTATTGTTGATCTTGCCGGTATCCGCTTGGCCAAGGCCAAGGTCCCCGCCCTGTTGAACCACCATCGTGACGAGATCGTCGGTACCATCGATCAGGGATCTGGAGACGAGAATGGCTTCTACGTGGCCGGGTCGTTTTCCAAGGTTACGGAGACAGCAAAGGAAGTCCTTGGCCTGGCTGACGAGTCTTTCCCCTGGCAGGCCTCCATCGGCGTGCAGGCCAAGAAGATTGTGCAGCTCGCCAAGGATGCGACCATGCAGGTCAACGGCCAGACCGTGACCGGCCCGTGTGATGTTTGGACCGAGTCCAGCGTTTTTGAAACCAGCTTCTGCCCGTTCGGGGCAGATGACGATACCGCGGCCGTATCCATGGCTGCGGATAACCCTGCCCCGAAAGGGCCTACGGAGGTTCGTATGAACAAGAAACTGAAAAAGCTCCTGGAGAAGCTGGGACTCGACCCGGCAGCCACGGAGCAGGAAGCGGCCGTCTTCATGGCTGGCCTGGACCCTGATGTCATCGCCAAGGAATTGGCCGCTCCCGCAACTGATGCCTCTGCTGCTCCGCAGCCCAAGGCCGAACTTTCCGGACAGGACGTGTTGGTCCTGATGGATCGCGGCAAGCGCCTGGGTGTGTCCGAGGACAAGCTGAAGACTTTGGCCAGCGAATGCGCCACCCTTGCGGACGCCACCATGAAGATGGTGGATCTCGTGTCCCTCACCAACCAGCCCCTTGGCGGCGGACGCCTCGAATCCGGCAAGACCGAGCTGGAGAAGTTCACCGCTGCCGCCGGTGACGCGCTGGCCATGCGCTGCAACCTGAGCATGGAAAAGCCCGCCCCCGGTGCCATGGAACTGCGCGGCTACACCCTGCGCGAACTCGCCAAGGAGCACTTGGAGCGCTGCGGCGTGTCCGTGCGCGGGCTGGACAACCAGACCCTGGCAGGCGTGGCCCTGGGCATCGTGCGCATGAGCGGCATGCACACCACCAGCGACTTTGCAAACATCCTGGCCAACACAGCCGAGAAGATCCTGCAGAAGGCCTACGAGACTGCGCCCAGCACCTGGCAGGCGTGGTGCGCCACGGCCAGCGGCAACGACTTCAAGAGCGTTGACCGTCCGCAGCTTTCCGAGGCTCCGAGCCTTGAGCTCATCAACGAGCATGGCGAGTACACCTACGGCGGGTTCTCCGACTTCAAGGAAGCCAACCAGATCCGCACCTATGGCCGCAAGTTCGCCATCACCCGTCAGGCCCTGATCAACGACGACCTTGGAGCCCTGCAGCGCATCCCGCGCGCATTTGGCAGCGCTGCTTCCCGTCGCATCAACGATCTGGTCTACGCCATCCTGACCAGCAACCAGGTCATGGCCTACGACAGCAAGGCCCTATTCCACAACGACCATGGCAACTTGGCCGGAACCCCCGGAGCGTTGGCTTCCGGCACCCTGGGCACGGCCCGCACGGCCATGCGCAAGCAAACTGGCCCCAACGGCGCGACCCTCAACATCGCGCCCAGATACCTGCTGGTCCCCGCAGCCCTGGAAATGACCGCCGACGTGCTGCTGCGCTCCGTTGCCAGCACAGACAGCGAGAAGAACTCCGGCGTGGTCAACCCCTGGCAGAACGCCCTTGTCCCGGTCGTCGAGGCCCGTCTCGATGCCACATCGGCCACGGCCTACTTCCTGGCCGCCGACCCCTCGGTCATCGACACCGTCGAAGTCATGTTCCTGGACGGCAATCAGGCCCCGGTCATCGAAGAGATGGAGCAGTCCAACATCGACGGACGCGAGTTCAAGGTCCGCATCGATGTCGGCGCGCGCGGCCTGGACCATCGCGGTCTCTACAAGAACGCCGGGCAGTAAGAACCCATAACGACGGGGCGGCTCTCCGCCCCGCATGAGGATAACAGTCATGGCTAAAAATTATGTGCAGGAAGGGAAGGTCATCCCCTTCACCGCAGCCGCTGACATCGCTTCCGGCCAGGTCGTCGTGGTCGGCACTCTGGTCGGCGTGAGCATGACCGACGTCACAGCCGGTGCCATCGGTCAGCTGGCCATCACCGGCGTGTGGGACATCTCCGCCGCCACGGCGGAAATCGAACAATGGGCCCCGGTCTACTGGGACGCCGACGGCAACCCCGTGGGCGGCATCGCTGGCACGGGCGCGGCCACCGCGACCAGCTCCAGCAATACCCCCATCGGCATCGCCGTAGCGGGCAAGGCGGCAGCGGGCGGCACTGTGCGCGTGCTGCTCGGCTGGTGCGACAGCATCTACACCCCGCAGACCGTGAGTGACGGGAATGTCATGAGCTTTACCGCCGGAGCAGACTACGAAACCGGAGATGTGGTCGTGGTCGGGTCCATCGTCGGCGTGGCCCTGGCCGACGTCGCCAACGGTAATGTTGGGACCATGGCCGTGGCAGGCGAGCGGACCGTCCCGGCCGCCACGGCTGAGATCACCTTGGGCGCGGCTGTGTATTGGGATGCCGACGGTGACCCCGTTGGAGGCACAGCCGGTTCTGGCGCGGCCACGGCCACGAGCGCCGGGAACATCCTAATGGGTCACGCCGTCGCTGCCAAAGCGGCTGCTGGCGCGACCGTCAAGGTGCTGCTCTCCAGATAACAGACAACCCCCTTGCGATAGGCCCGGAGCGTCCTCCTTCGCTCCGGGCCGCCCTTGAAGGACAACCATGGCAGACTTCGCGGACATAGCTGCGGCACGAGAGGCCGAGATCAGAGCGGATGCTCTGGCTGTACGCATGCCTGTGCCTACGCCCACGGCCACCGCGATAGACTGCGAGGAGTGCGGGGACCCAATCCCTGAAGCCAGGCGCAAGGCGCAGCCGGGATGCACCAGGTGCACCGAGTGCCAAGAATATTTCGATCGAAGCTATCGTGGCTAGGATCAAGACATACATCGCTGGCCCCATGACCGGGATCATCAAGCTGAACCGCCCCGCTTTTCACGATGCGGCCACGCAACTCCGCAAGAGCCTCGGCCGCATCGTGCTTAACCCGGCAACTCTCCCGGACGGGCTGAGCCAGGCTGAATACATGGACATCTGTTTGGCTATGATCCGCAGCGCGGATACCGTCTTTCTGCTGCAGGGCTGGGAGCAAAGCGAGGGGGCCATGGCCGAATATCACTACGCCAAGAAGATCGGCAAACAACTCGAATACCAGGGAGGCCAGCATGGATGATGCTGCATGGGTCAAGTTCCTGCTCGGCGCGATCATTACGCTGATATGCTCCTGGCTCTCGTATATTGCAGGTGCTCGTGGGAAGATGACCGAAGCGTCATGTGCCAAGTGTCAGGACACATGCAAGCGCGAAATGCTCGGCATGATAAACGCGCTCAAAGAAAAGCAGGCAGAACTCAAGGACAGACAAAGTGAGCTCGACGACGAGATCAGCAAGAAGCTCGATCTTGTTTTCCGCATGCTTCGCGCGGTGATATCGCATTTGCCCATCGCGGCAGAGAAGCGAGTCGAAATACTGAACGAAAAGGGGAACTGAATGAAACGCATAAATCTTCAAATCCGGATGTTCTGGTGCGCGATCTTCGCGGCCATCCTGTTTGCCCTTGTCTGGGTGCTGTCCCCGCAGCAGGGCCCGGTCATTGCCTACAAGCTCGCGCTGGTTATGCTGGCAGCTTTCACCGGCTACTGGGTCCACCGCTGGACGTTTCCTTACGCTCGCCCGGACAGATTTTTGACTCCATCCGGGCTGGTCATGGTCAACCACAAGCGGGTCTTTGCGGCGGCACTGATCTGCCGCGCCATCGTTGTCGGCTGCGCCATGCTCGCGGTGGGGATGGGCCTATGAATTGGCGGCTGATCCTCTGCCTAATGTTCTGCCTGGCATTCTGGACGACGGTCTACCGCGTGGCCATGGCCGCGCCGGTCGTCCCGCAGCAGGCGCACAAGTACCGCGCCCTGCTGACGCGCGAAGCCCGTGCCCAGTGGGGCATGGACGCGCCGGTTGCCACCTTCGCCGCGCAGATCCACCAGGAATCTGCCTGGCGCGACGACGCGGTGTCTCCGGTCGGGGCCCAGGGCCTTGCGCAGTTCATGCCGTCGACGGCCACGTGGATGCCGCAGATTGCGCCCGAGACCGGGGAGCCCCTGCCGTTTTCACCAAGCTGGGCCATCCGCGCCATGGTCACATACGACCGCTGGCTGTTTCGACGCATCGGCGCGTGGACGGATTGCGACCGCTGGGCCTTCACCTTGAGCGCGTACAACGGCGGCCTCGGCTGGGTGCAGCGGGACAAGGCCCTGACGCTGTCCAGACGCATGGACCCCAACAAGTGGAGCCATGTTGCCTTGCACAACGCTGGCCGCAGCGCAGCAAATTTCAAGGAAAATCGAGGGTACCCCACTCGCATTCTCGGACCGCTCACAAACTTATACAGGGCGGCAGGTTGGGGAAAGGGGGCCTGCGATGATTAAGGCCCTGCTGTCTCTACTCACCGGCCAGCGGAGCTGGATTCCGCTGGCCGCCATGGCTTCCTTGCTGTTGGCTGCATGCGCCTGGATCTACGTGCAGGGCCTGCGCCTCGATGCCGTCCGTGCCGACTCTGCCAGGCAGATCAAGGCCGAACAGGCCGCGCATGACGCAACCAGGTGGGAGCTGACCCAGGCCCGGGCGGACATCGCCCGCCTTCAGGTCGCGCTCGATGCCGCGCGCAATTCAACGGATGCCGTTCAGGACAGCCTGCGCGACGCCCTGGAACGCGAAGCCGAGGCCATGACCGCCGCCGCAGCACGCAAGCAGATCATTGATCAGATGCGGACGCGGACCAGAACCGAGCCGGAAACCCTGGAGGTTGTCGACGATGCGACACGCGCTGCTGTTGCTGCTCGCCTTAACCGGCCTCTGTAGCTGCGGGCCCAAACAGGCCCCGGTGATGGTGACCGTGCCCGTGGTCCAGTGCCCTGCGCCGTCGGTGCCGATGATGCCGGAGATCAACGCAACCCTGCCCCTGGACAGCCCGGCAAACGTCGAGGCGCTCATGATCCGTGACGACATGTTTCGAGCCTACATCCTGGGCCTGCGCTCCGCCCTTGAGTGCTACCGCTCGCAGGTGAGGCAATAGTAATGGGAGCCACCCTGCACTGGACAGAGGCTCAGATCCGCCTTGGCTCCGAGCACAGCAAGTACGGCGATCCGTACGAGGCTATCCTGACAGTGCAGCGGATCGGAGACACGGCCCACCTCTCCGGCGGATGCGGGACGATGCCACGCAAGGGCCAGAGGGACATTTTGCGCCTGCTCAAGGCGGCGGGGATCAAGCGCCTGGTGTGGGAGAGGATCAAGGATGGCAAACGGAAAGCTGTAGAAGTTTCGGTGGCGTAAACAGACGATGCAAAGGAGCAAACGATGAGCGCCTCAGCAGACATGCAGGCAATAGCCGAAGACATAATACGACAATACGGAGTTCCGGCCGAGTATCTGGCTCAAGGGTCTGAGCTTCCGGCCGTGCCGGTGACAATCCGCAAAAAGCCACTGCGAAAAGTAAGCATGAGTGGTCGCACGATGTGGCAAAGGGAAATTTCCGTTCTCTCCAGTGTCATCGAGGGCCCGTCTTTTGGTGACGTTTTTGAGATAGACGGCGAGTCCTGGACTCTTACCACGCTGCCCATTGAATTTATGGAAATAGCCGAGGCCTGCGGTGGAGCTCTTTGGAACCTGACACTGGTTCGAGACGCACGGCCAACGAGGAAATAGTATGGCACTCTCCGACTGGGTCAACGTCAAGGCGGGATACGCCCGTAAATCAACCTACTCCGTGACGGGCACGGTCGGAGGCCAGACGCTGCTCGACGCAATCAACAGCTCTGGGCTCATGCAGTACCTGGAGCTCATGGGCGAAAAGCGCGTGGCCAGGGCTGCAACCCGCGCAATCAACAAGGGACTCGTCACGCTGCGCTCGATCACGACCAAGCAGATCAGCCGCATTCTGGCCGTGCAGCAGTCCAAGATCCGGGCGACGTTCTCGATCAAGAAGGCCCGCTTCGAGCGACTGGAAGGCAGCCTCATGGCAGCGGGGGAAAAGGCCCTGCCCCTCTATGCGTTCAGCCCATCGCCCAAGACGCCAGCAGCCAAGCGGCCAAAGATCGGCGTGTCCGTGCGCATCCGAAAAGATCGCGGGCGTGTTCGTGTGCCGGGGTCCTTTATCGCCAAGGTCGGCAACGGATCGATCGGAGTTTTTGAGAGGGTCCACAACGATAGATCCTACCCGATCCGCAAGATGTGGGGGCCTGCCCCGCTCGCCTACCTGCTCAACGACGAGCCAGTCCCAGGCGGCGGCATGCTGGTCGTGGACGCCGTGGACGAAGAGTTTGACGGCGTGTTTGAAAAGTACCTCCAGCACGAGCTGGAATATGAATACGAGCACATGCCCCGCAACGCGACCAGCAGCAAATGGAGAGGCTGATGCACCAGCATATTTTCGACATGACCACGGCCTTGGCCTCGGACGAAACCTGGCTGGCATGGTGCCGGGAAAATCTCGGGGATGTCCCGACCGTGGCATTTGAGCCAGAGCTCCCGACGGAGAGTATTCCGGACAGCATGTACCCGTTTGTGTTCCTCTACAACGTCAAAGTGACCGGAGCGTCCTCTTTCGCTTGCGAGATCGCCGTCGGCATCGTGGACGAGGACGGGCAAAAAACGGACACGGTGTCGACCAGGGTCCACGGTGCACAGGTGCAGGTCTCGCGCGAGTATTGCGCCGGCCTTCTCAATGCTCTGGCCGTGCTCGGGCAAGCCGTTGACTGCATCCACCGGATGAAGCTCGGCAATGTCGACGCCAACGGCGAAACTGGATCTGCCGTGCTGCATCCCTACTACGAGGCATGGGGCACGATCAGTGCCGAATGGAAATCATCAACCCGTAAACCTTTGGGCCGGTAGCCCGAGGAGGATTTATGCCTGAATTGTATATGGGCTCCGACCCGACCAACATCCAGTACGGCGGCGGCGTCATTATGTACTGGAAGCGCAAGGACGATGCTGGCTATCACGAGATCGGCCACTTCACCGGACTGACGGTCACACCGTCTGCGACCAAGGAAGAACTGCCTGGATCTCGCAAGGCCAGTCGGGCAACCGTCAAAACCCGCACAAAGGACCGCAAGGTTTCGATTACGTGCACAGCGATGGAACTTAGCTCCGAAAACGTACTGATGGCCGTCATGTCCGAGGGATGGACCGAGGACAACCAGGTGGCCGGATTTCGCGCCTTGGCATCGCTCACAGTGGCCGAGGATCTCTATGTTGCCATGGGCCACGATGACGTCTTTGTGACCAAGATCCCTGTGGGCACAATCACCGGCGGCCCTTTTCAGATCGGTGAGACCGTGACCGGCGGAACATCTTCCGCCACAGGTACGGTTGCGTGGACTGCCACTGGCCTGCTTGAGCTCGTCAATGTATCCGGAGCATTTGTGGCGGGCGAAACCCTGACTGGTGGAACATCCTCCGCCACTGCCGCCGCTTCGTCTGTGCAGAAGGTTAAAGATGCCGTGGTCGTAGACAGCGCAACGCCTACCGTCCGCTACGTCCTGGGTGAAGACTATGACCTCGATGCCGACTACGGCATGCTGCGCGTGCGCTCGGACGGCGACATCGTCGGCAACCCCTTCGTGGCCTACGGCTACGACGAACTCAAGGGGTCCAAGGCCTACAACCTGGACGGCGGCGACATCATCAACAAACAAGTGATGATTGTTACCGACCCGGACAACGACGGCCCCCGCTACAAGATCTTCTATCCGAGCGTGGACTGGAGCGTGAATGGCGACTGGGCTATCTTGATTGAGAACGAATCCAGCCTGCCTTTCGAGGGTACTGTCCTGGAAGACTCCACTCAGCCGAGCGGGCAGGAATACGGCTACATCAAGATGATGAAATAGCACCACAAGGGCGGGAGAGATCCCGCCCTGTTTTAAGGAGGCGGTATGGATAGAGTTATGTCCAAGACATTTGGAAAAATCGAAGTGACGATGCGGGAAATGACGGTACAAGAGGTGATAGACCTACTGGAGGGCAGACTCCAGCCAGAGCTGGACACCGGGATAGACACGATTCTGACCGGCAATATCGCGTCCGAAGTGCTTTCGATCTGTACGGACGTAAAGCTGTCCGAGTTGCGCAAACTTACCCCGACGCAGCTTAAGGAAGTCGCCGACAGCGTTGCGGAACTAAACCCTTTCTTCGTTCGTCTGCTCGAAAATCTCACGGCGGGGCAGGCGCAGGGGAACTCCGAACAGGCGTAGCAAGGCTGCACCTGTTCGGCATCCATGACCCATGGAGATTGGCCGTGTCGTATTTTGAGTTGTTGATCAAAGAGGTTTCGGATGGCGACAAAGCAACATAGCGTTGAGTGGAAACTCAAAGTCGGAGCAGAGGGCGGGCAAGAAATTTCCGCGCTACAAAGAAGCCTGAACTCTCTGGGGCAAATCGACTCTTTTGTAAAACTGAAGAAGTCAACAAAAGACGCAGAGCAGGCGTGGAAAGAAGCCACAAAAAACGTCTCTACGCTTGCGAAGGAGTTGCGCAACACTGCTGCCCCCACCAAGGCGATGGAGACTGCTTTTGAGCGTGCAAAGAAGCAGGCGTCCAGCCTCAAGGATCAGTTCGAAAAGCAGCGATTGTCGCTCAACGGTGTCAGGCGGTCCTTGCAGGATTCCGGCGTCAGTACGACAAAACTTGGACAGGCCCAGGCGGAACTAAAGCGCCGCGTGGCCGAGGCGTCCGACGCGAGCAAGAAGAAAATTGGCGAGCTGAACACGGAGATAAAAAAGGCAGAGAAGTCGAGCGGGATATTGTCTGGGGCATGGGGCAAGCTGGCCGGGGCCTGGGTGGCATTTCAGGCCGTTGTAGCAGGCGGCGGGCTTATCAATATGATTGAAGACATGCAGCGCCTGAACTCGCGCCTTGAAATATCCGAGGGTAGCGCGGGCCGTGCGGCCAACGCCATGGCCGAGATCAAGCGTATTGCCCAGGAAACCGGCACCCCCGTGCGGGACGTGGCCGACGCATATATCAGATTTTCAGGCTCAATCCAGCGCGCGGGGGGGTCTCAGCAGCAATCCGTCAAGTTCACAGAGCTGCTGAACAAGGCGCTCAAGGTGTCCGGAGCCAATGCGGAACAAGCAGGTACCGTCATGCTCCAGCTCGGGCAGGCTTTCGAGTCTGGCCGCCTCCAGGGTGATGAATTCCGGAGCGTCGCAGAAAATGGCGGCAAAGTACTGACGTACCTGGCCGACGCCCTGGGTGTGACCAGGGGGAAACTCCGCGAAATGGCCACAGCCGGGGAACTCAACGTTGACGCGCTGCTGAAGCTTACAGATGCCGCAGAGCTGATCGAAAAAGATTTTGATAAATTGCCACGCACTGTCGGCGATGCAATGACCCGTGTCGGCAACTCGTTTCTCAACGTCGCCAGCGAGTCGACCCTGCTCCGGACAATACTCACAGGGCTGGCCCTGGCGCTTGAGTGGGTCGCGAAGCGCTTTGATGCTCTTATTGGGGCTGCCGTCGTGCTGGGTATTAGCGTGTTGATCGTCAAGGCAGGGTCATTGGCGGCGGCTATTACGGCCGTGTCGAGCTCGTTGGTTGCCGCCAGGGTGGCCTTTCTTGCGCTGATGAGTTCGCATCCGATTTTGATAATGATCACAGCGGCGCTAGCCACTATATTGTATGCATGGGAAGATATTACGAAATTTGCTCAGAAATTTGAAACGATGAAGTTTAAAGGAGTGCGCGACGAGATCGCAGACATGGAGGGTGAGCTCAACGGCCTGCAAAAGACACTCGATGATACGCTTCAAAAACTCCAAAAAACAATAGACGAAAATCGTAAGGGCCTTGAAGAGGCCGTAAAGTCGATATCGTCTGCATACAAAGAAATGACCGACCAGGTCGGCATCCAGGCCAAGGCACAGATCGAGAAGGTCCAAGCTCGTTATCGCGAAGAAATGACGATGATCGACGCCATAAAGGGCAAGAGCGACGAGCGCCACGCCATGGAGGCCGACGCGCTCGGGAGAAGTATCGAGGAGCAACTGCGCATCCAGCGCGAGGGCATGGACAAGTCCATCGCCCTGCTGGACGAAGAGGGGCGGTTGCGCGCCGACGCGGCGCGGCGGATGTCCGACAACGAAGAGGAGCGAACACGCGCTGTAGCGACCATCGAACTGGAGATACTTGGGCGCAAACGGCAGACGATGGACCAGATTCTGTCTGCCTATAAGCAGCACATTGATGCCCTCAATGCCGAGGAGAAACGGCATCTGGATGAGGTCAAGAGCCTCGACGAGCAAAAACGACAACTGTCGATGACGGCTGAAGAAAAGATACGCTCATGGCAGCGTTCGACCATGGGAGAGTATCAGGCCTACCAGGACAAAATCAGGGAGATCGACGAAAATACTGCCAAGGCCCGAGACGCATTATCAAAAGGCAACTCGGACATGGCCCTGGAATATGCGCGCAAGGCCATGGAGTTTACGTCCAATGTCGCCAACTCCGTCACTGAGGACGGGAAGGTTGTCATCACGCAACAAGAAGCCGTGAACAACGCGATCGGGCGATACACAGAGGCCGAGCAACTCGCCCAGCGCGCGATGGACGCGCGGAAAACTGCGCACATGCAGGCGGCTGAAGCGGCCGCCAAAGACAGCGAGGCTGTCTCCACGGGCATGACAAAGATTGAGCAGGGCGTCGACAGTTTGAACTCAAAGCTGTCTGCCGGAGCGCAGTATGTCTTGACCGACAATGCCGATCAGGTGCTGGCTCATATCCAAGCTATCGACGCCGCTCTTACCGAGCGCGAAAGAATCATTCATATTCAATCAAATGTTGAAGACATAAAGGACGACATTGATACTCTCAGGGCCAACACAGAGAGCGAGCACGAGATCGACAGCAACGCCCCGGAAGTTCAGGCTGAAATAAACAGGCTGAAAAAAAATACGAGCAGCGTCCACACAATATTTGTCCGAAGAGTTGGCGGTGGTTCCGGCGGTGGCGGTGGCGGTGGTTGGGCAAATGGCGGCCGCATACCAGGCTACGCATTCGGCGGCCGTCTTCCCGGGTTCTCGCGCACGGACAACATGCTTGGCATGATCCGCGGCGGAGGGCTCATCGGCTTGGCTGGTGGCGAGGACGTGACAAACGCCCTGTCATCTCGGGTTATTTATGGGGCAGCGCCGTGGTTGCTGCCCGATTTGAACAAAGTCCGCACTACGGCCGACCTGTCCAAAGTGTTGGCCAAGATCAAGGGCATGCCGGGCCTAGCCACCGGCGGCCGTGTCTCCGAATCCTACCGCGTGACCCTCGCAACGGGCAGCAGCGAGACAACCATGACCACGCAGTCCCGTGCCGAATACGATGGGCTCAAGGCGTTCACGCGGACGCTCAACAAACACAAGCTGGTCCACGGGAGCTGACATGTCCGGAAATTTCGCGCTCTACTCAACCGACATCTCTCCCACCATCGAACCTTGGGCCGCCACCTGGGACCCTCTCCCCGCGACGGTCATCCGCTTTGACAACGACGTCGACGATGCCGACTACCAGCCTCCCCGCCGCGTCAAGCGCGGGTCCGTCATCCCCACCGGCGGCGGCAATGTTGTGCAGGACATGGGCATCGTGGTCACGGACGGGCGCATTGTCGCGTCAGGGTCTGTCGAGGCCGGCACATGGATCTCGACGGCCACGGCCACGGCTCTACGGGCCGCGTATGAGGGCAGTGGCACATGGTATTTCACGGACGGCGTGCGGGTCTGGGAAGTGCAATTTTTGCCAGGCGAAGAGAGCGCCTTGGAGACGACCATGTCCCTCTCCTGGAAGGCGGCCACGTCCATGGAGGTCTGGTCCTGGTCCATGGTGCTCATGGTCGTTGACGGGCCGCTCACTCCTGTTGATCCGCCGGAGGTGACGCCCTAATGTGGCTGATCTCCCTCAACGGCGTTGACATCACGGCCAAGGTTGACGGCGTCACGGTCACGTTTGCCGCCGAAAATGTGTGCGGCGAAATCACCGTGGAACTCAAGGACAGATCTGCCATCACCGGCCTGGTCGTGCCCCGCGTGCCGCAAGAACCGATCATCGCCTACCAGCACGGACCGGCGCACCCGGTCATGTGGTTTTATCTGGAGGACATCCAGCAGCCGCAGGACCTCACGGCCAAGACGGCAACCCTGTGGGGCCGGTCCGGGTCTGCCCGCCTGACCGCGCCCTGGGCGCAAAAAGTCAGCAAGCAGTGGCCAGGTGGCCATACCGTGGCGGGCATCATTGCCGAGGTTGCGGCGCTGTGTGGCGTGACGGTCAACGTGACCAACGATTTTGACGTCTGCCAATATTGCTATGCCGTGTCCGACCAGACACCCGCCGAGATCATCCGAGATCTTGCCACGCGGTCCGGCCAGGTCCTCTGGCCGGAGATCGACGGCACCCTGACCGTGGCCCCGCGTCTGTACCGCGATCTGCCCGACCCGGTTGTCACCCTGGACGCTGCCGAGATCGTCGTGGAGTCGGTGGACCGCACCGTGCCCGACTTCGGCAACCGAGTCCTCGTATCCGGTGACGCGTCCGTGGCCGGGCTGTCGGTGCAAGTCGTCCCCCTGGCTGACGAGGACGCATGTGTTGCAGCGGACGGCGTTTCATCCGTGCGCCTCATTGCCATCGTCTTGGGTGTTGACGGCCTGCCCGTGGCACTTGGCACGGTCGTTACGTGGTCCGCATCATCCGGCCTCATGTCTGCGGCAACGAGCACCACACAGGATGTTGTCAGGCAAGCCGAGGCACATCAGGCCGACAATTACACCCATGTCACGCTGGACCTCCCAGCCGAAAGCGTCATCGGCGTCTATGCGCGGCGTGACGTGCGCAGGACAAACAATCTTTATGCCCAGCGCGGCGGCTCAGTATCAGGGCGAACAATTACCTTTGAGTACGCCCTAGACTATTACGACCAGGCTGTTTTTGTGGACTACATCGTGGCTTGCGCACCGATCACATGGACCGCTGGCTGGGTGCCGGGTGACGTGACTGTCCTTGCATCCGTGGCAGGTGCTCAAGGGGTGGCAACGCTCCATCAGTCAAACCCCACTGCCTGCGCTACACAGATTTCGCTGGAGGCTTACCCCTCGTCCCCGTGCCTTGGCGAGGCAGTCAAAATCCTGCTCAAAACGATGATGTTCGGCGGGGCCGGCATCGGGGCCGCGGTGTTCTCGCTCGCCGGGTGCGGATCGCTTTCCGCCACGCGCAAGGTTCTTCAGCCTCGCACGATCACCGAAACCCTGCGGACCAGCATCTGGGGTGGAGCGGCGGAAGTCAGGCTCTCCGCCATCCCGGTTGAGGGCACAACGCCGGTTGTCTATCTGGCCGGGACCACGGCGACCAATCTTTACGCGAGCCATACCGGGCAAGTCCTGCTCCTCAACAACGCAAGTCTCCTACCCGGAACGCAGGTTGATGTGACCTATGTGGCGGGCGGCACTGCTGTCGTGACGTGGACGCCGTCTGCTCTGCCGAGTGGGTACGAGTCCATATCCGAGGCTTTGCTTGTCACCCACGCAGGGACAGCGCCGGACATCGTCGGACAGGTGACGCTCACGCGCACGCCCGTGGCCGCACCGATCTGTGTGCCCGTTTCAGAGATCAGCGATTTTTACGCCAGCCATGATGTCAAGGTGGTCACGCTCGATGACGATCCTTTTACATCGGAGCCGCTGCCGATCGGCACGCAGGTGCAGTGCTCCTATCAATCCGTCTGGGGCTCGCAACCTGGATGCTCGGCCACGATCACGGTCAGAGTTGAGGACGGCAGCGAAGACGGTGGGCTCGGGCAGATCGCGGTTACGGCGCGGGATTGCCGCACGGTCAACCCAAGCACGGGCGATGGCAGCACATACGACCCGGAAGACACTGGCCAGATTCCAGACGAGCTTCCGGCGGACGAGGACGGGCTGGATGATAGCTCGATATTTTTGCCAGATGAACCAGACGATCCGGAATATGACCCGCTGACGGATTGCAGTGCTGACGCAATCAATAAGCGCACGCCAAACATAACAGCCGACAATTGGGACGTTGTAAGTGGCGTTGGCGGGACAGATAATTGCCCAGGCACGTGCTCTTGCGACGAGATATGCACGGCGCTCAGGAGCAAGGGCAGGTTGGCAGATGCGGGGCTTTTTTATAGCCAGTGCATCGGCAAATGCAATGACGCGAGGGATGCGAAGTGCACCACTTGCGTGTTGACCGGCCCTGACACGCTTGAGCCTGGCGCAACCGGTGTATGGGACGATGGCAAGGGAAATCTGGCTGAACTCACGGGCGGTAATGCGCTCACTTTTGTGAGCAAAAGCGATGCGGGGTATGTGCTCAGGATGCCGACCGGCGGACAGGGGCCGTTTACGATCAAGGTCTGTTACGGCGAGGAAGATTCCGACTGCTGCGAGGCGCAGGTGGATTTTCCGCCGTGCTCCCTGACCGGCCCGTCCACGCTGGAACCAGGGGCGGAAGGGTCGTTTTTTGTGAGCCTTGGGATGGCAGGGGCATCGGTAACAGTAAGTGGCGAACTGCAATTCGTGCGCAATTTGCCCTATGGGGTCGGTTTTGTCGCAAAGATGAATCCCGGAGCGTGCAACGGAGGTTCTGTATCCGTAGCATACGCTGGGAGACTTTGCGGCTCGCTCAACGTCGACTCGACACTTAAAAGTTTTGTTGGAGTTGTGACCGGCCCGGTGTGGCTGGAGCCTGGTGAGCAGGCATATTTTGCTCACAACCTTGGGCCTGGCGCAACATATACAGGCACATTGCCTTATGGCGTTGGAGACAACGAGGGTGCCGTTTTGACTATGCCGTGGGATGCTACCCATGGAGATACATACACGGCCAGCTGGGACGGTGGCCCGTGCGGGACAACGGCCAGTATGGATGTTGAGACGGGTCTTGTGTGCAGCGACGGAGTTGCTAGTTCCGGTTCTGGCGACCCGGTGGGCAATTTCGTCAAAATATCAATTGGAGTTTGCGGCATAGTGTCGGACACCGTCAATTACGAAGCGCTGCTGGCGTCGTCTAATTGCCCGGGAGATTACAACAATACCTGGTACGTATCAATGAGCGCCCAGGGGCCGGTGGCGATATATCGGTATACAGACAACAATAGCCACTGCCGTCGTAAGGACTATATTATCAACGAGGTTCAGGCGTGATACAAAAGCACGAAAAATTGCCATCCATGATGTCTTCGGCACCAATAGAGGTCGTGCGGGAGGCATGGGTCAACAGGGTCCTCGAAGAACACAACAGGAGGGACCGAGCCACTGAACGCCTGCTGTCCGCAGGCTGGGAATTAGTCGATACAGACAGCGGGACATTGTTATTAGGAGACGGGCGAGAGGTGCTGCATATAGGCGCAAAATCATACGCATTGCCGCTGGAAGAACACAAGCGCAGGAGGCAGGAAGCGATTGACGCCGCCGTGGCCTCTGTCAAAAAAGCCGCGCCTCAGCCCCAGCAGCCAGGCGAGGGGCTGTCCTCTGTCTTGTGCCCAGTATGTCAATCCGCAATGGCGAAATCTCCCGTCTGTCCGAACTGCGCCAAGGGCAAGCAGGGGTTTAAAATCCTGTGCCAATGTACTGAGTGCAGTCATGAGGTTTATTTATGATTCGAGCCCACCGTGTCAGTGCCGCTGCCCAGGATGACGCCAGCTTGGTCTCGGGCTGGAACATCTCCCCAAACCTCGCGTGGGTCCTGCGACTACTCCCAGGCCTCACTTCCTGCGGCGTCCTGCTCTATGACGTATCCAATGTACTGGTTGCATCCGGGGCAGCGCTCTCCGGGACAGATCAGCCCTGTGTCCTATCCCCGCAGGCCGGGAAGACCATCGGCATGGTGGACGCGGAACTGGGGTGGCATCTGCTCTTGACGACTGCAGGCACGGAGTCACAGCGCGAGATCCGCATAAACCCGTCGGTTGACCTTCCCGACGAAATCCACCCAATTTACGGCGATGATGCCATGGGCCTAGCCCGCGCAACTGGCGCGATAGATGAGGCTGCACATTACCGGGATGATGTTGCTGTAACGTGTCCGCTTGGCCTCGGCGCTGGCATGGGTGATGTGGTCAGTGTGCCTGCGGATGCTGTGGCGGTGGTCGGTCAGGTCGAAAGCATCACATGGACCGCGACGCCGGATGGGGCGACAGATCAGGCCGTGATCCGGAGGCACGTTGCCATCGTGCCAGAGGCGTTTGTAGAACCGACGCCGGTTGTACCGCCCACCGTTGCGGATGACGCCGGGTCAACCGAGGAGGCGCTGACAAGCGGTAACGTGCTCGCAAACGATGAGTCTGGGTTGACGATTATTGCAGTTAACGGGCTGACTGCGAATGTCGCCCAGCCAGTGCCAGGTAGTAACGGCGGTATCTTCGTCATTAACTCTGACGGATCTTGGACATTTGATCCAAATGGAGAGTTTGTATTGTCGGGGGATGAAACCGAGACTACCGCAGCCACGTATCATGCAAGCGATGGAACGGGAGAGGCAAGCGCAACGCTGACAATTACAGTGTCCGCGACTCCGCCAGTCGAATTGCGTCTTGTTGGAACTGCGACAGGATCTGGCGTTAATGTGACAGCGTTGACATATCCGGTCACCCTGCCCCCAGGCTTGATTCCAGGCGACCTTGTCATTGTCGCGTCCGCTGCCGTCCACGAATACGCAAGGTCAACGACCGTTTACACTCCAGACGGATATAATTTAATATCCCAACTATACGCAAACGACACTAGGGACGCTTCATTTAGCTTGATGTGGAAAATAATGGGGGAAACGCCAGACACAATCATAAACGTGCGGGGTGCGCAGTCTAATTATTACGGATCGGGCACTGTCGTGCAAGTTTGGCGCAACGTAGATCAAACAAACCCGCTTGATGTTGCGCCTGTGACCGCTACTGGCATAAACGCGTCAACCCCGAACCCGCCAGTGATTACCCCAGTCACGCCTGGGGCCGTGGTTTTGACTGCCGTGGCCGCAACCGCAGGATCTGGGGGCACTACTCTCACACCGCCCGCTGGGACCGAAAACCACACAGCGCTCAAGTGTACCGACTCCGGGTCTATTACGATTGGTGTCGCATCTCTGTCGTGGGAGTCCGGCGAGGTTGATTTGCCAGCCTGGGCAGCATCAGCGTCTACGACGTCCGACTCTTGGTGCGCGTTTACCCTTGCTCTGCGGCCAGCATCATAGGAGTCCGGCATGCCCATCACCCCGTCATCCATCCTACCCAAGCGCCCCGTACCTGAGATCGCCACCGGCTCCGTGGTCGCTGTCGGCGTAGGCTCTGTCTCTGTGCGAATCAGGCCGGACCTGACCGTGCTTGTCAGCACATCAACCCCCTACGCCGTGGGGCAAATGGTCAGCGTGGCAATCCCCGGTGGCAACCTGTCGTCAGCTCAAATCATCGGCGGCGCGTCTGGGAGTGCGCCACGGATCAGGTATGTTGCGGTTTAGTGGATCTTCTCAAAGGTGAATTCCCAGTTGCCAGTGCTCGAATGGATCTCAAACCAGACCTCGTCGTCCTTTGGCAGCGCGATAGTCGTCTGCGTGTCAGCCTTGCCGATGCGATTGACCAGCAGCTTGCTCATGCCGCGCCTAGTGTACATCCAGATAGCAAAGTGACCACGAGCCTTGTACACATATTCAAGGCGATATGTCCCGGCCCTGTATCCAAACTTTTTGGTCATTTCCTCGGCGCCCCTTCCGGAATACAGGCCTCGCGTCCTTCGCCACTCGATGCCGCTCAGGTCGAAATTGTCCACTGGCTCAACCTGGTGAGTCTGGCCAGCCGAATATGTCTGAGATGGTTGTTCGATGACTTCAACAAGGGGCTTTGGTGCGTTTGGGTCATCTTCAGAGGACACGATTGGATCTTTCTGCCCAGGGGCGTACATCTTCCAGCCAGCGTTGGCGGTAGTCGAGGCGAGGATCAGGGCGATGACGATGATCGCTATGCGCTTCATGCCGGGGCGCCTTTGTGTTTGAGTTTCTTTCCACACCCTGGGCATGATTCGGGCCTGTGCGAAATCTCGTGGCCACACGTCGGGCAAAAGATGGGCACGCGGGCGAAGAGCCTGGTACAGGTTGGGCATGCGTCTTCAGTAAGCGGAGCATCTGTGCCGCACATGTGGCAATACCGACTCTTGGGCGCTACTGCTGGTTTGTTCTCGGGTTTTTCGTTCAAGGCTTCACGAAAAGCTGCCGCCGTTGCGGCCATTACCTTTCCCGCGTCCCGAAGCGGATCTGGAGGTGGAACAAATGGAGCAGCCTGAGCGGGTTGGTCCTTGCCACAATATCTGCAAACTAGAGCTTCTGGTTTAATGTCTTCGGCGCAATACGGACACCGCTTGGAAAACGTGAATTTTCCAGAATTATGAGCAAGATTTGGCATAAAGGCGATCATAAAAAGCCCGAACGGACCAAAGACCGCCCCCATCAAAAACCATCCGAATCCCGAACGATTTTTTGCGGATGCGACAACCGCTGCGGCCATCCCACATAAGAGCCAGAAAAACAGCAGCTCCACGAACACCCTCCTTTTCTCGCGCCCCTACCACGCATTTCACGCATGGTCAGCAAATAAAGTTGTCAGACATGCGGGAAAAATAGCCGCAATTTTGACCCGATATTTTATCATGTCAGACGTTTTATTCTGAGCTGTGCACTGCCGTCCTGATCGTAAGTTTTGCCGTCGACCTGCCCACAGGGGCGTTGTCGTTACAGCGGATCAGGCGCAGCGGCGCGCCACCCGGGCATATGCCTGCATATCCCGGGCACCTCTTATCAACCCCCAACCGCCTTTTGATGAGACACAGCAGGGTCCTGCCGGTCTGGATCGGCGGAGCGATGCACCCACTCGTAGTCCATGACGGCCTTCTGGAGCGCCCTGGTCTGGTCGGGCGATAGGTCTAGTTCGTGGCAGGCCTTGTGCACGGCCTCCAGGATCAGGGCTTGCTGCTTGCCCATGGCCCGCTCAATTGCTGCTAGCTCGCGGTCCTTGTCCGCCAGCTCGTGTTTGAGCTTAAGGATCTGGGCTTGGTAGTCGACCATTTCTTCTTCTTCTCGAAAAGGGCAGCCATACTCGTCTTCGGTTAAAATCATCGGGCCAGCGCCGACCAAAAGCCACATCGGATTAAGGTCAAAAACATTGGCCGCTGCTTCAAGAAAATCTGAGTTAGGCTTAGATTTTCCCGTGCAGTAACTGGCAATCGTCGTTCCTGTAACCCCAAGAGCTTCGCCAAGTTTGGCGCGTGTAATGTTTTTTTTCAATAAAAACAAATCTATACGCTCGCCAATATTTCTAGGCACATCCCCTTCCAAATAATTCTGAAGTTTTTTTGCGTTCATAATAAAAATACTTGACCTATGCAGGAATTCTTGATTAAGGATGGGTCGTCGGCATCAATAAGCCATTAGGGGCTCAAAAATGATCACAAACAACTCAAAGAAAATGAACGCAAACATAAAGAATTTTGGACCGCTTCGCAAGAAATGGGAACGGTACTTCGCCATAAACCAGGGTGGACTCAAGTCTATTCGGCAGACCGCCGAACGGGCCGGGATCTGCTACCGCCCTTTGGCGCGGGCCATTGAAGACGGCGTCGGCTCCGATGCCATCCGCAAGGCCCTGGCAGCCATCAATATCCCCGAGGAATTGATTCCCCTGCCAACCTGCACCCGCACCCTCGCTGCCATGGTTTTCAGGCAGCAAGAAATAATCCGATCCTGTCAAAAAAACTTGAGTTCGTGATAAATTTTTAGCATCAGATTAAGTTTTTCTATAGTAAAATTTGGGGGTTAGGTGAGAACTGGGCGAATTAATCACAGGGAGTTGGTTATGGACAGCGAGCATCTTAAAAAAATGGACGCACCTTCGGTCATCTGGACGGCAATCCAGCTTTCCGGGATCAAACGGCGCGAAGCCGAGAAGGCCCAAGACTGGAGCAGGGGCACGGTGGACAGGTGGGTTTCATCCAAGGACCCGCACCTGCCTAATGTTGAGGATTTCCTTGAACTTATCGTCATGACCATGGGCGGCAGGTCTGCTGAAAACAACCTGCTCGTGCAATGGTTGATAGCCAGGGCCAACGACGGGGCTCTTCTGTACGAGACGCCGCCGCTGAAGCCCGAGGAGCTGACCAAGCTGTTCCTGGAGTTTTCTGCCGACTTCGGGGTCGCGGCCATCGCCACTTACGACGCTGTCCAGGATCGCAAGATTGAGCGCGTTGAGGCCATGCGCCTGAACAAGGCACTGATGGACATCATTTCCACGGCCCAGCAGCTTCAGCAGGGCTTGAGCCCGTACGTTTAAAGGAGGGGATAAATGGCTCGCAAAGTACAAGATTCGATCAAGGCTCTGGACAAGGTGCGCAGCGAGATCGCGGTCACCAAGGTGCGGCTTGCAAAGGCAGAAGAGGCGGAGCGGGAGTTGCTCCGGGAGATACTCGGCCTCTGCACGGATGAAGAGGGCGCATTCTATAGCTTATGGAACAAGCCTGGGGATTTCGAGACAGCCCTGGTGATTGGGCCCGACGTGGCGGTGGTGGAGATAACGGAAGACTGGTGGGACAGTGCCGTGGAGCGAAGGCATGAGTTCGTGAGCGTGAAATTCGTGCCTTGCGCACCGCAGGGCTTGTAACGAGTCGGCCCCAGATGCTGGAACATCCGGGGCCTCAAAAGAACCGATTCTCAAAATCAGGAGAAATCAAGATGCAAACACGTTCCGCAAAAGTCAAGAAGATTGTCCCGGTCAAGATCGGGAACATGACCATTGGCATCATCCTTGGCCAGGCCGACCCGGCCCAAGCGGTCAACAGAGTGTCCCAGTCCCTTGAGCGACATGGCTGGCTCGGGGCTGCAGTCCCGCGCGACTTGATAAGGGTCGGGGGTGCGGCATGATCCCTCCGATCACGCCAGGGCCGTGGTTTGTTGGCGGAGAAAGATCATACATTCCGGAATCGGCAGGCGCTAAGCCAGATTACGTAGGGTCCGTTTATCCTGCGTGTGTCAAATTCAGAGGGGATGTTTGTCGTATCCAGTCATGCGAGAACATTGACGGAATTTCAATGGACGAATCGTATGCAAACGCGCGTCTTATCGCAGCAGCGCCGGAACTCTACGCAGCCGCAGAAAAGGCTCTGTATTTCATGAGATTGTACAAATACGCTTCCCAGGATGTCGCGGATGATCTTGAAGCAGCCTTAAAGAAGGCGCGGGGCGAGATATGAACCGTCACGCAAAGAAAAAAGGGGCCGCGAAGGAAGGAAACAAGGCGACCAGGGCAATTATGATCAGCTGTCCGCATTGCGGCCGGGTTCACCTGGTCTCTTCGATGGCTGGGGGGGGTGTAGCGTGAAGATCAACAACTCTATCTGTTGCGACTGCGGGGCCAATTTTCGCTTTTTTCTGCGCGTAGGCGAAAACATCTCCGGGAAAATCTGCAACGAGGGGGCCATATGAGCCAAAACGGAGTCGTCCAAGTTCTCAGCGACAAGCCCTTGTCTAAACCCGAGTTCGAAGCCTTGCGGCGGCGGGTCGTGAAGAACAAAGACACCCTCGTAGATCCGCTGGTAGTCTTGCGCCTGATTGCCACTGTGGAGTTTCTGGACGGTGTACGCCGAAAAGCCACCTGCATTTTGGGTGAAGAGGTAGAAGCATGACCCGGGCAGAGCGTGACCGGCGCAGAGCCATCGGCGTCCGCAACAGGATCTGCGCCACAACCCTGGGCATGGTGGAAGTCGCCATGGTCAACCTGGGCAAGGGCGTTGAGTCCGCATCCGTCAAGTGGTCATCGGCCAAGGAACGCAATCAATACGAAATGGTCTGTAAATGGCTCGGGGAGTCTTGGGCTGTCGTAGACATGAAAGTCCTCGGGGCGACGTTCTACCGCGAGCACGAGCGCATCATGAGCCGCGTACAGGAGGTTGTGGAGGCCACATGGCCGGAGTCCTGGGGCGTCGAAGATTATGGTCAGTACCTGCTTGTCTGCAGCCGCGCCACTGATGACGCACTAAGGCTGCTCCCGGAGGGCAGGCGGCAGGCCTGGAGGCGCTTGGCAGAGAGCCTAGCAAGCTTCGTGGCCATGTTCATGGTCGATTTTGGGGACAGCATCGAGGACGTCGGCGGGGCCGTCTCCGAAACGGTGTCGGACATTATTCTGGACGGCCAGGACCTGGTCATGAGGTATGCGGCATGATCGTAGTCGGAATCATTGTTTTCACGGGTATATGCGTCGCGGCCGTGATCTGGTCGCAGAGGGGTTAACATGTGCCAACAATGCAAGGACTTGGCCCGGCGCGTCTCGCAGCTCGAAGCCGCGAACAAGGTGCTGAGGTCTCTCAACACGAGGATGAACAGCAAGAACCTGATGCTCAAGGTCGAAAACAACAACCTGCGCAGCATCTCCGGTGTCAGAATGCAACCAATTTCTGGCGCCGGGTATCTGGCCGACTGGGAAGCAAAAAAGGAGCTCGAAGCATGAGCCGCGACGAAACCGTTTTTTCGTCTGATCAAATCAGACTGGCCAAGCTGGAAGGCGCGTTGCGTCTGGCGGTGAACGTCCTTCGGGATGGGGATGCGTCGGAACGCGCGGCGGTTGCCGAGCAGCTGCAGGAAACTCTCAAGACACAAAGGGGCTGATCATGGATCCATACAAGACTCGCAAGCTCAAACTGCGGGAAGCTTTCGTCGAGCAGTTGCGGCAGGACATGCCACCGATGATCGCGCGCAAACGGGTGGATTGGTTCACGGGCGGCCGTCTCTCCCCCAAGACCCTGGCAAACGAAGACAAGCTGGGAAAAGGGCCACAGAATAGGGCGATCATTGGAGGGGAGGTCTGTTATCCTCGGGAAGAGTTTGTGCAGTATCTACTCTCGAAAGGCCTGGAGGTGATTGATGTGCCCGTCCTGTAGCTGCTGCAGCCAGAGCGTGGGCACGTTTGGACCTGTCGCACAGATGCAGATAGCGCTCGGTCACGGTCACGCTGTGGTGCCCCATGAGTTCTTTGAGGATGTAGATGTCCACTCCGGCTTCGAGCATGCGAGTGGCGTAGGTGTGACGGAGGGTATGCCAGACCACGCGGTTGCGGTCATCCGTTACCCCGTCATTGAGTCCGAGTTTTCCGGATATGCGCACCATGGCCCTGCTGATGGCCGATCCATCACGGACAGCTCCATCCTTGCCGGGGAATACGAGGGGGTTTGTGCGCTGCCTTTTTTTGAGCATGAGCAGGGCCTCGGGGTACAGTTGTCCGGCATGGACGATTCGCCCGAGGCCGGATTTTGTTGTGCCCCTGTCGGAGCCGCGCACGATGTGCAGGGCACCGGTATCGGTGTTGACGTCTTCCCAGCGCAGGCGGACGAGCTCCCCGGCGCGGATGCCAGTGTCCAGGGACAGCAGCACCATGGCACGGATGTTCTCGGTGTCTTGCGCTGTCTTCGCCTTGTATCCAAGGATGCTGGTGCATTCGGCCTCGCTCAGGATCCGGAGGCGGCGATTGTCGACCTGGGGTGTCCGCACTCCCCTGCCCTTCCTGCGCATAACTGCGGGGTTTGGGCCGACAAAGAGCATGGTCTCCGGAAACTTGGGGTGGGGCGTCTCCCGGGCGAAGTTGTAGGTCTCTCGGATCGTTTTCAGGCAGTGCATGACCGTCTGAGGACTCAGGGTCTTGTTTCTGCCGCTGGCTGGTTTTTTCTTGAGCAGTGCGGCCTTGACCTCATTGATCGTGGCCGCGCTGACCTCGGAGGCCTTCATGTCGCCGATGAGCGGCAAGATGTGCAGGCTGAGATTCCTGGCGACGTCGTCGGCGCTGGCCCGGTGCCCGTCTGCCCAGATGCGGTAGTACGAGGACATCTCGCCGAAGGTCATGTCTTTGGCCTGCTCCAGTTCCACCAAACGTCTGGCAAGCTCGGCCTGTCGCTCCGCCTCTTCCTCTTTGGCTTTGCGCAAAGCAAGCTTCTCGGCATAGGTGCGCGGCCCTTCTCCGGTCTTGGCGTTGCGCCGGAACTCACGCACTTGGTCCTCGGCCATTTCCATGGTCCAGCCATCGGTTGCCCATCCAAGCACCTCCACGACACGCTTGCCGTCCACGGTATGCCTAATGCAGAAGCACCTGTCCTGCTGCTTCCTGTTGTGCTTTCGGGTGGGATGGTCACGGACCTGGACGCCTTTCTTTCCGGGGATAGTTTTCCAGCTTCTGTCGTTGCTCATCTGGTTGCCAATGGGTTGCCAATCGCGCACTATTTGGGGGGATTCCCAACGCGAAAGAGTGACCACCAA